ATGCGACCCACCACTGTACTGAACTCAACGCCAGTTCTAACAGCAACGAAGTTAAGTCTTATGAAGTTAATTGACTTCGCAGGCTTAATGTATATATCTCCGATAAACTGATTGGCATCAATAACGTCAGGAGTATTGTTCGTTGTATCGCAGACCACGAGATAGTCGTAAACTCCACGACGACCTTTGATAGTTCTCAAGAAAGGCTCGACGAGGTTGACGAACTTGGCTCTGGTGAATTCATCGTTGAATTCGAAGAGGCTCGCTCTTGCAGCGTTCGAGATAACTTTCTCGATCGTAATAAAGAGCCTGCGAACGTTGATCCTGTCGAAAGCTGATTGCTTCGTTACGAACGTCTTGTCGCCGAAGAGAATCGTACCTTCTGATGGGAACGTTACAACAGGGTTGATGCCGTTCTTGTAAAGACGATCTCTTTGACCTTGCGTAGGATTGAATGCAAGTTTAACAGCATTCTTAACTTTACCGCGAGTCGTTCCAGCAGGAGAGAACCAAGGATCGTTAGTTCTGTCGGTACGAGCGCACAGACCAGCAATATCTGCATTGAGCGGAACCCAACGGTACTTGTCCAGATACTTATCATACTGATACTTCCAACCAGAATCAGCAACAGCATACGTGCTTCTTCTGACTCCAGGTTGACCGTCATCACCGAGTCTGGCGATATCATCCAGAATGCTATTTACTGGATCCGAACCTCTAACTGCCGCCAGTTTCGGAGAAATAAAGGCAACGCAGTCTTTTCTGGAGTTCGCAACCTCAACAGCCTTATCTCTTACATCAACTTCTGCGTCGTTGCCGTTGAGAGAATATGTGGTTTCGCCAACAATTTCCGGAGCGCCAGTAAACAGCAGCGATATATCAACAGCAACTTTATCCTTGAGGACATCCATCGCGCTGATTTGATCAAGAGTTCTGGTAAACCCTGAGCTTCCATTAGAGAGCTGAAGTGTATTTGTCGTATTAGCATACGAGCAATATGTTGCTGGGTTGTCTACTCCACCAATAACTTCAATACCCCAGTTTTGAGTATTATCGGTTGGCGCTTTGGTAGAGTAAATATACTCAGACTTTCTGAAGATGACGTCGACATAATAGTTCGACGCTCCAAGAGCATCCTTTGAGTTCTTGATCTTAGATACGCCTTGGAACGTTTCCAGAACAGTTCCGGGAGCTACTCCGAAGACGCCTTTCTCATCGATTACGGCTATGTGCATTTCGTCGTTAACGACGTTGGCTGTTTCCGCCCACTGAGAAGTCAGAGGATATGCGTCGAAATACTCAGAGTAGAGCCAGGTCGAATCCATTCCAGTAGGAATGCTAGCAATCAGCGCGGTGTTTGTAACATATCCGGATGCCGAGAACAGACCTGCCGGGAACGGAGTTCCGTCAGCCATCAGCTCATTGTTTGCCGTATTAGCATACCATGCCTTCAAGCCGTCGCAAACAGATATCTTAAGGCTGTTTCCTTTGGCGCCAGGATATCTTGCAACGAATCTTCCGTAGACTTCTGAATCAGAATCCAGATAATGAGTTTCGAAATACTCATCAGAATTTTTAATCAAAAGAGACGAATCTCCGAGAAGAGATCTCTGTGAAGAGAAAGTTACAGTCGGAGTTGTTATGATTGCAGCATTTGCTCCGCCAATTGTGATTGTCAGAGTTTGCGTGTCGGTGTAACCAGTTCCGGGATTCGTCAAATTTATTCCAGTAACTTCATAACCGCTGTCTGAAGTCGCGCCAAGCAGCGTTAATTGCGAAGGAAGAATATTGGCTGTCGCCTGAGTTCCGCCGCTCAGAGCAGGAGCAGAGATCGTTACTTCAAGGTTTGATGAATTGAACGTATTGCTCATTGCAACAAGAACGTTTCCGGCAGTTCCAATAGACAGTTTGCTGGCGATCAACGAGCCACCAACTTTTTGAGTTTCGCTGGCATTTCTTGCGCAAGAATCGTAATTGAATTGATTCGTGTTCGAGTTTACTGCGCGAACTATGACCAGTCTGTTGCCATAATAAAGATAGTTTGACGCAGACATAAACGAAAGAGCAGTATTCTCAGTAGGAACGCCAAATCTCTTAACCAAGGCGGATTCGTCTTGTACTAGAACTGTGGTATTAGCCGGACCCCACTCAAATGCTCCGCAATATGCTCCAGTCGTCGTTCCAAGACGCAACTGGTTGGTGCCTGTCTTGTCAATCTCTCTGACTTGTATGCCAGGCGATCTTAGATTAAATTCTGCCATGTTAATCTCCTGTTAAAATATAAACAGTTCGTCTTAAGGAACTACCTATATTTAGTAAAAATGGGTTTTCTCAAAAAATTCTCTCATAACGACTCCGTTCCCGTCCAGTTTCCCAAAGAACTCCATCGTCTAAAGAATATTTTTCGGCTCTATCGGCTTCCTCGTTATTGATTGGAAACGGTAACATATCCTCTTCCATCTGTTTTATCTTTTCGTCGAATAGCTTTTGTCGTATGTCAGTATTGGTTAAATCCCTAAAGAACGTCTGAGTTGTCATCCACGAAAAAAGAACCAAACACATAGCCAAGTCGTCATTACATCCATCGTCGGCTTGGTAGGTATCCCTTTTCAAAATAAAGGTAGCAAGTTCATTGATAATATCGTAGTCTTCAATGATCAGCTTATGGCTTTCGACCAAAGATTTTAGAGCATTGCAACCGAGTCTCTTGACTTTCTTGGTGGTTCTGACTCCATTGATGGCGCCCATCCTTTGGTTTAGATGGGTCGTGCCTCTAACCTCCTCAGTATAGAACATGTTATCATAATCAAGGTCGTTTAGAATGGTATCAGCAACTTGTCCGCCGGCATCGTTATTTTCGATGAGAAGAAATGCATTGTTATAGTATTTAGCGGCTTGTACAATAATGTTCGGAAAAAGCATCGGAGAGATAACATTATTGCGATATTTGGCAACGATTCGATAGGGAACTTCGTCAACGTCAACGACTACGAAAGCAGAATAATCCAGCCCCGTTCCCCGCGCCGTGTCGGCGACCAGAACGTAGTTCTTCTTCGGCTGAACTTCCGTATAGATCTGTAGACCGCCCAAGATGTTTTTTAGGCAATCGACAAACGAAAGTGATTTAAGTGCTGACGTTGAGATTAGTGTACCAGCTGATCCAAGGAATTCGCCTTCCATTTCCTGCAGGAACTTATCTTCGCCGAGAGTCGCTCGCTGGTCTGCAGCCCATCTTTCGTCTCGACCAGGAACCTTTCTCCAGTCGACTTCTATTAGCTTAAATCCGTTCCTACCTTGTTTCGCTTCAGTGCATATCTTGTAGAAATGGTTCATGCCGTTGGGGGTAGAGGATATGATAATCTTTGAAGTTGTACCAGAAGAAATGGTTGGGTATACAGCAGAGAAGAATTCGTCCGCGATGTTATTTGGAACGAACGCGAACTCGTCGAGATACAAAAGGTTAATAGTGGTACCACGAATAGCACTAGAAGAAGTGGATGCCGCCACAACCTTTGATCCGTTCTCTAGATCAATAGATCCTTTGTTCCATTCTACTACACCCTGCTGCATCCATATTGGCAGATTTTCATATGCTAGTTTTATTCTTGAAAGAATCTCTCGCGCCGTCCTTTCTTTGTTTGCGAGCAATGCGCAAGTCTTCATTTCATTAAACAGAACATACCAAAGAATATATCCAACGGTGGTAGTGGTCTTACCTGACTGACGCGTCATTTTCATCACAACTTTACGTTCGTTATGACAAGCATCTACGATTTCTTTTTGGTAATCATACAGACTAATTTGCACAAGACCGCGATCCAATGTCACGACCTTCATATAGTTCTCGAGGAAATAAACCGGATCGTTGGCGCAGCGAATGTAGTCTTCGACTTGTTGTTGGGTTAATGCAACTTGTTGACCTTCTCGTTTTAGTCGAGGGTTCGATAGATACGATTTAATTTCCATCTTGCTTTATTTTCTTCAATAAATCAGCTGTGCTACCAACGAACACAGCCTGTTCAACGTTTATTCCAGAAGTTGGTTTGTGTTCTTCTGTTGCAGTCAATTCTTTCTTGGACTTATGAAGCTGAATTAGTTTATCGCTAACGTCGCCCATGTTCTTGATGAAATTAGAAAGCACTTCGTAGGTTCTTGGATGCTGAGATTCTTTTGCCAACTGCATCATTTGATTAATAGCTTCTGTTCCGTTGCCCATCAAATCGTATAAATTTGAACGAACGTATTCCAGATCAGCTTCAGCCTGATAGTCTTTCTGAACCTCTGGCGCTTGATTAATGAGAGCGGGAGTTCTTTTCTCTTCTTTCATTTCAAATATCTCAGCAATCGAATTATCTAGTTCGTTATTCATTTATTGATCCGGATAATTTTGTATAACAGTATCGAATCCATATGCATCTTCTGGTTCGGCGTCAATCGGATCTGGCGTAACTGTAATCATCATTCTGGATAAGTTATCAGCCACATCTGGAGCATCAAGTAAATCCGTTCCATAGGGAACAGAATAAACATTGGCGTTGACCTGACGAATAATACCTCTGGAGCCAGTAACTGGTCCATACATATATGTTTTCATTGTAAACGTCAAGCGCCAGTTTACATAACGAACTGTTTCTCTGTCGCCTTCGAATCCGTTGCTATGTGTAATTTCGTTTAAAATTATTGGAGTATTCTTGATTAGATTCATTTCATCAATATATGTCATTGCTAACGTATAATCTGGATTAAAGTACGGAAGAATCTGTTCTACGATTTGCGTTCCGTCTTCCATGTTTCTAACATATATGTTCAACTCAAACTCAATGTTATATGGAGTCGGGGTTTGTACAGTTGATTTGGTCCCATCAACGGTTGCACATTCTTCATTAAAAGATGATATTTTTCTTGAAGGATCATACTGTATTCCAGTAATCTCAAAAGACATTCTCGGAAGTTTTATTTGAACTGCAGTCGGAAGTTCTGGATTTCCCAACAGACGCTGAGCGTAGTTTTCGTTTCCGGAATAAGATATAGGAACTGTTATGCGTTCAACTTCATTGAACGTTCCTTTTTCATATTTTACAAGCGTTATTTGATTGAAGAGGTTTCCGAATGCAACAACGCAGCGTCGTATTGTTCTGTGATAGAAATGAACATTATTAAACATTACGGATCACCCCAAGGATTGTCTTCTGAGAAATCTAAGAACGAATCTGCTTCTTCTTGCAACAAAGTATTATCGTTCAGATTGGCGTTCATATCTTCTAGCGTACTATAGGATGCAATATTCCATGTCGCGCCGGAGGTAACTCCAATTACAAGAGAATTGGCGACAAACTTTCCTTTGATGTTTTTCAATTCTAGTTTTCTTGTCGGTCTGTCCCAACGACAAACATCAGCAGTTGCAGTAGCAGAAGAAACGTTGGCACCTTGATATACTGTCTCTGATATTGCGTATGTAGAAATTCCGTTTGCTTGCATCACGTATTCGTATGCCGTTATCACTTCGTCTATCTTATCTTCGATGGATTCCACACCAACTTCCATTTGCTCGTCACTGTAACGGAACTTTTCGCAAATCAATTCAAACCCATAGAGATGCTCTTGTCCGAATGCATAGAAAAAGTTTTCTTCGTTTACGAATTTAATTTCGAACAATGCTTTGAAATTGCTAAGCCAGAGAAGATCGCCTTCTCTCGGTCTCTTATATTCTGATGGAACTCGTTGCTTGAACGCTCTGTTCGGCATGATAAACCGAACTTGTTTTCTGACCTCGATACCAAACTTCGTGAACAGATCTCCGCCTTCAAATTCATCGACGTTCTTGATATAAACTTCAATGGGATATGCCGAATCGTATTTCTTGGTTGGATCGTCGCCGAAGAGCAGGTCGAAAGAAGATTCAGAAGTTCTTGGAAGATAGAATGAATCGATGCCGTAGATTTGTATGACTTCTCCAATCAGCTCTTCGTAAAGAGATTGTTCGTTCCTTGCATTAAAGTTGTTGAAGAAGACGTTTGTGGGAGCCATTTAAGTCGCCTTTCCTGCGAAAACCCAACCAAGATCTATATGCATTTGAAATTCCTGAGGTTTAACGTATTTTGATTCGCTTTTGTCCGAAGAATACATTTTCTTTCTTCCAATTTTTGATTGAGAGACCTTTTTTCTATTTTCTTCAGAACTCATTGAATTGTTTTTTCCAAGAGCCTTGCCTTTTCTAGAGTCAGATAGTTTTTTTCTAGTTTCGTCTGATCTAGAGTATCTTCCCATTTTTTCCGAATTATTACTGGGCTAACCTACGATGAATTGGCATGGCTCTTCGTAAGTTTCTCTCAACTCTTGCTCTAATTTATCTTTCTCTTGAACTGCCTCATCGTATATTTGCTGACCGTTCAAAGCAATTCCGCCGGGAAGCTGAACACCTGCAAATTTCTTTAGGTTACTGCCCCACTGTTCCTTGATCAAACAAGTGGTATACTTTTTGAGCCAAACATCGCCCCAGAACTCATCAGAATCTTCCAATACTTGTCGACAGTGCACCAGCATCCAGTTGCCGACAGCTATTTTCTTAGTCCAGTTGACGTCAACGTATATTCTCTTGTGGTATCTGTTAAATCGAATCGGCTGTTCTCCAATGAACAACATCTCAAGAGTACGAAGATGCTGCTGAGCCAGAACAAAGTAAACGTAGTCTGCAGAGGTAAAGTCGTAGAGTTCGTTCAATCGAATTTGATACGTTATGTCGAACATGTTGAACGAAGCGGAAGTTGAAGTTGCTTGCGCCGGAACAGGATAGAGCTTGGTTACTCCGATAATATCTGGCGTTGTGTTTGCAAGGTCAATGTAACCATTAATCTGATCTTGTTCAGTCACTTGGTGTTTCAGAAGAATTTCTCGAGTTCCGTCGAAATGAAATTCCTGAAACACATGCAACGCTTCGTCGATTCGATCTTCAATCTGATCGTCATCGATGTTTAATTGAATAACAGGAAAGCCGAGCCTTCGAAGGCAATACAGTTTTAATTCTTCTCTTGAGCTGGGAGTCGACATTTATTTGTCCTTTACGTTTGATTTCCTTGAACCCAAGAAGCGCCGTTGTAGTATTTAATAGGTTTCTGCACCCAAGCCGCGCCAGTCCAATATTTAACAGGCTTTAATTCCCACGAAGAACCCAACCATACTTTTATGTAACCATTTGTTGAGGGCGGTGCACCTGCCAGAAGATCCGCCGAAGCTGGAAGGAGCGGCTGAAAATCAAACGACATATTATGCTACCTTTCTTATCGACCAGTTTACGGTGATTGTTCCTGCTAACGCTTCTAGAGTAACATCCCATCCATTGATGAGTATGAGGCTCGGGCTTACCCAAGTCTCCGTCATGCTTCCTGTAAGAATAGCCTCATAAATTACCCTCTGAGTATCACCAGATCTACATTTCTCGTATATTCGTATTTGAAGCTGATCGCCGGTAACCATATCCGATACATCAAGAAAAACTTGATATACTCCATCTGTCGTTATACCATTCGATGATGAATACGTCCCATCATTTGGGCAAGAATATTCTGTACTTGAAATTGCGGCTGTTCCGCTATATGCTTCTGATATTGCCATTCTTTATCCTCCAAGTCCATATACGGCGAACGCAGTACCGCCAGTTTCAGGAGATGTTCCAGACGTCCACGATCTTATATAGATACCCGAGCCAGCCGGAACAGGAAATTCACATCCAACAGTAACCGGCAATGACGAGTAAGATTCTGTACCCGAGCCTACTCTAATTGGAAAGTCTACAATAATAGAATCAAAATTGGTTCCATCTCCGACGGCTACATCAACGTGAATAGTTGCTGCGCTAAAGGAAGTATCTGAAGAAGTACCTTCTGCTGCCACTTGCCACCACCAAAGTTTGTTTGTAGTTGTTCCTATCTGAAGCCATGAGCTTTTTGTTGTGGTTCCTTGTGTTTGTGCAGTTGCTTCCGGAGCAGTCACTCCAAAAGTTTCAACGAAACTCCCCTTCCTGATGACAGAAGGGTTCGGCGGCTTTTGCATTACCCATGCCATAACCCTTTGTGCGGTGCCTGAGATAGACCAACCCTGCGCGGCGATTGTTGCTCCTGCAGGAATAAACAACGGAAAATAGTACCATTGACCACTAGACTCTGCGATATAAGTTGGAGATTGAGATAGAAGATCTGAAATGGCGATAGTATACGAAGTTCCACCAGCCAAATCGATTCCTATATTAAATACTCCTCTTCTGGATGTGTTGTTACTCGAACCGGAGTTGATGCATATGAAAATTCCATATGCGTCGAATGCGAGAGCGGAAAATATTTGAGTCCACAAGCCATATCCAGTTGTGCCCGGTGTGACAGAAACTCCCATTGCTGCTGTTGGACGAATAGAGCTATATGGAGTGAATGCTCCAAAAGAGTTTGCACCTATGGGAACGTGCAACATTAGGAAAGTACCTCGTCTATTCTTTCTTGAGTTAAATACCCTTGTGCCACAAAGTGTGCAGCCATAACCTGAGAGAAAGTCGAGTCTGGCTCGATGTAATCTAGCATTAGTATTCTTTCAAAGGTCGCCGCCACTACTGGGTCTGATGCCTTCAATGAAACCAACATTACCCATTCTTCTGGAGCGAACCTCTCTATGAACTCTTTTCTTGGAATTAATCTAACTGGTGGTGGAGGCGGGTCAAACGAGAGAGTTTCAATATTCCAAGTTCCCAAGTATTCCTCGACTTCTGAATACGAATAAACATTGGCGTCGAAATTCTTAGGAACCTCAAGAGCAATACTCACAAGTTCTTTCGTATCGTTTCGATAAATGGCATATCTCATTACAATCCCCTATTAATTAGTATCGACCCAAAGATCGCCAATAGCAGGGCTAGATGGCGCCGTTGTTCCGACAAAAATAATCTTACTGGTATTTACGGTAAATCCGACGTTAGCAGTTCCAGCAACACCAGCGCCTACTGAAATAATAACAGTAGATGTATTTATAAAGTTAATGCCGACAGCCGATTGCGTTGATGAACTATTAGCAGACACTCTAGTCGTATTGGCTGCAGAATTGGCTGCAGTATACGCGGCATTCGCTTGAGTGTATGCAAGGTTAGCCTGTCCATACGCAGAAACTGCCGTTGTGTTGGCAGTATTCGCTCTTCCATATGCGCTGGTCGCTTGATCATATGCAGTCTTAACCGCAGCTCCAGTTGCGGCATTAGCAGCATCAGTAGAAGTTACTGAATCAATTAGTTTCGTAATACCTTGAACTGTCGTAGAAGCTATGTTTGCAGAGATAGTTCCAGTAGAAGTTATCGGACCACCAGTAAGTCCGAGACCAGTGCCGACAGAAGTGACGCCAGAAGAACCGCTAGAAGTAAATGCAATATTGGCATTACCGTCGCCGGCATCCGTAACTGTTACTGTAACTGTTGCAGTATTAACAAAGTTCAGATACTTGTTGGATAGAGTGGCGCCGCTATTTGCAGAGACTCGAACAGTGTTCTCGGCAATTGCCAATTGGTTAATTATGTCCACTCCAGAAACAATCAACTGATTCTGAATATTCACTGAGTTTGAGAATACCGCAGTGTTCGCGTTTATGTTTACGTTTGAAGAAACGCCAACAGGACCGATGGTTATGTTGGTTATAGATCCAGCAACGCCACCGGTGCCGACATTGATTTCCTTTATTCTTGCTGCAGCAGTTGAGGCATTTCCAAAACTATATGTTGTGTTTGTCGTGGCGTTGCCGAATGATGCTGTCGTTCCAGAGAAAGTGAAATTGGTACCAGAACCAGTAAACGTGGCGCTTCCTAGTACTGCTATTGTTGCGGCAACATCTAGTGTGCTGCCGATTTGCAAAGCTCCCGCTAGATTCATATCGCCTTCAACATAAAGGTTGTCGCCGACGGTTAATTGACCCGTAACACCCAATGAGTTGGCATCAATCGACAATCCATTATCTAAGTTGTATTCTAGAATCGTATCTGAAGCAGTTCCCAAAAGATACATTTTGTTATTTGGATATGCGATATACATTCCGCCGAAAGTATTCTCGTTTCCAATTTGTGTGGATTTATGTGCAATGTATGAACTTCTACCGCTATAGACGGCAGTAGTAATGTCATTGGCTGTTGTAAGATAATATTCATACACTCTATCGTTAGTATCTCCCAACAAGAACATGGTCGTTCCGCTGGGATCCAAAGAAACTGATTTTAATGTTGTATCTTGCGGATTAGTGAAAGACTTATTGTCATAACTTGCAGTCGTTAATGTCCAAGGAGTTGCAACGGTATATTGAAAGACTGTAGTTACGCTAGAAACCCAAAACTTCGTACCATCTCCAGAAAAATGCAATCCAGAAGGAGTTGTTGTTTGTGCGCTGAGTGAATACGTTCCATCAAGAGTAATCGTAGAACCAACGTTCCATGATTCGCTGAGGCTATAATATGTTATGTCGTTACCTTGGTCCCCGAGAAGATACAGAACAGACCCATCGCTCTTGAAGAATAAATCTACAGGTAAAGTTTCTTGCGCCGTAACGCTATGGATTTGAGACAACGTCGCAGTTGCAACATTCCATGCTGTACTTAAACTATATTGATATACGTTATCGAGAGTTTGACCAACAACATAAATGGTTGTTCCGTCGGGTTTCGCGAAAACTCCTTGCGGAGTGGCTTCAACAATATCAAAGAATTTTCCGTTCTGAAGATGACTCCACTCGGTAACTCTACCGTCCGAGAACATTGCAATGTTCGAAGATCTTGTTGCCCCTGAAACAATTTTAACGTTATCTGCTATATTCGTAGCAGTGAGAGTTATATTCGCATTTCCAGTCGTTCCAGAACCAACAGAAACAAGTATGCTAGAAGAGTTGACAAAGTTCAATCCATTGGCAGTAACCGTAGAACCGCTGTTGGCAGATACTGGGAAGTTGTTTATTCCTCCACCACCACCACCTACTGCGCCAATATAGCTAAATGCAATATTGGCGTTGCTTCCTGTTCCAGAACCAACAGAAACTTGTATTGTTGCTGTGTTTACGAAATTCAACGAAACCTTGTTAAACGTTGACCCTGAGTTGGCTGAAACTTGAACTGTATTTGCTGAAGTATTGGCGGTTGTAAACGCAGCATTCGCCTGATCTCTAGCGGTGTTGGCTTGAGCGATCGCAGCGTTTGCTTGTCCGTATGCTGTTGTTGCTTGGTCGTATGCCGTCTTAACTGCAGCGCCAGTAGCAGCGTTTCCAGAATCAGTGGAAGTAACGACGTCAATAAGTTTTGTTATGCCTTGTATTGTTGTATTGGCTATGTTCGCTGACAACGTTCCGCTAGAAGTAATCGGACCGCCAGTAAGACCGAGACCGCTATTGACTTGCGTTACAGTTCCAGTTCCGCCAGAAGTAGATATAAATGCAATATTGGCAACACCAGCTGCGCCGGATGTGACAGATACTTGAACTGTTGCGGTGTTAACAAAGTTCAACGAAACGTTCGAAACAGCTGGTCCAGAGTTAGCTGATACTCTTGTCGCATTGGCAGAGTTGTTGGCAGTCGAATATGCAACATTTGCTTGATCTCTGGCAGTATTCGCCTGAGCTATTGCAGCGTTCGCTTGACCGTAGCCGAGAGTTGCTTGATCGTATGACGTCTTCACGGATGCTGCAGTTGCAGCGTTGGCAGCATCCGTTGAAGTTACGGAATCAACGAGTTTGGTGACGCCTTGTATAGTCGTGTTTGCAATATTAGCTGAAATGGTTCCACTAGATGTTATTGGACCGCCAGTCAATCCTGTTCCAGTATCAACGCTTGTTACTGTTCCGGAACCAGTAGCTGTAGAAGTAAATCCAATATTTGCGACTCCAGACCCACCAGAAGTAACTGAAACTGTTACTGTCGCAGTATTTACGAAGTTTAATGCAACAGCCGATTGAGTTGATCCGCTATTAGCAGAAACCCTGGCAAGATTATCAGCCTGAAATATCTCGTTCAGGACGTTATATCCAGAAACAATGAGGTTCCCAGAAATCGTTGTATTCTGAGATACTATTAAGTTTCCGGAAACGTTACTAGAAAGTAGCTGAGCCATTTTGAATCTCTTGTTGATTTACCTTATATTTAGTCGGGAAGAACTTCGATGAATTCTGCAGCCTGCACTGCGCCGTTTGCAAATAACCTAAGAGAAGGGGTCAGAGCCAATTCGTTAAGTTCTCCGACGAATATGGTTCCGTTAGCAAATATGCGCATTACGGTATTAGCACCAGAAGTAATGCCAGTCTCTACAAATTGCTCGGCTTGATAGACGAATTCGTTAGCCATTATACTACCCTAATGTACATTCGAATCTTATTGGAAATGTATGGAGATGATGCTGCAGTTGTAGTGATAGTTCCCATTCCACCCCAAGCCTCATCAGTCGTGTCAAATATGTAATAATCGAAGGACGTCGTTCCGCTATCGAACGTGTAGAATCCTTGAGAATCAATCGTGACTCCGGTTGATGTATATAGTATCTGATCTCCAACCTGTACTTGCGGAACCTGTCCATAGTAAATGCAATTCTCATTGCTGATCTGAGAAAGATCGGTTACATCGTGAATTGAAAAGCCAGTGTTTGGAAGCAGATTGCTTCCGATGCTTCCAGAAGAACTAGCATCATTTGCAGTAAGAGTTACGCTTTGAAACTTGATGTTTGATGAAACGAGAGAGCTAATAGGAGGAACGGTGAAGTATACGTTTCCGGAATCAGCAGAAGTTACTGTGGTCTGTACGTTTCTGGATCCAGAGGTCAGTAGAACGTTGGTGACTCCAGAAAGGTTGGTTCCTTGTAACCTTACTCCACTTTCGTTGGCATATATGTTGGTGTTTGCGTTGCTTACTTGAATTCCAATTCCACGCACACCAATAGTAAGACCCATCGATGTTCCAGTAGAAGACGCGGTGTAAGTATCCGGATCTTCAGAGGAAGCGTTTAGATTGCGTTGCGTTGAGAATAAAGAAACTCGTGCAGTGGAACCACCAGTGGCATTTACTGCAACGTTGTCAGTATAATTTGTTGGCACACCAGTTATGGATCCAGACAATCTGGCGTGAGTCATGACAGCAAACCAGAGAGTATCTGTTGCTGGTGGTGCCCATGAGGGAGCAAGATTCGGCGGATTTACTGCAGCCGAGCTGGATTGCGAATTGGCAACAGCGACGTTCGGAGAAAGCGTCGAGTGTCCGCTTAATCTATAGACTATCCACGCAGAAGGTCTGTTGGAATCTAAATCGATTCGAAGTTGCTTGCCATCTTCTGTACCGTCGGCTATTCGTTGCCAAACTTCTGTTATGTAGTTAGTCGTATAAACGTTGGACGAAATTTGAGTCCAAGAACCAACCGCGCTAGAGTTCCATGTAATTGTTGTTCCGGTTCCGCCGTTGGCAGAGAAAATCGCCAACAGCATGTCACCAGAATCAATTGTAGAAGGCAGAGTAATGAGAGCGTTTGCTGTAAGACCAGCAGTGCTAGAGACAAATCCGCTTGTATTTTGTAAAACTGTTGGGAATGCCATTTACGTTCCCGCCTTGTTCGGAATGATTCCGCTAACAGCAACATATGTATTATTGGCAGCGCCGATATCTATCTCACCAGCCGGGAAATAATACGGACCTTTTCTGCTAGAAGGGTCTGGCTGATCGAGACCGACGAAAGCTCCGTGGAATCCAATGGTGCAGTTTGAACCTCCTGTTCTGTTATTTGGTCTGGCGCCAATTATTAAATCTCTTGCTATTACATTCACTCCAGTTGTTCCCAGCGCATATCCAGATCTATAAGGAGTTCCACTATCGCTTTCATATATGTTTCTTTCTACTATAATATCTTCCAACCATTCATTGGATTGGGCATTTTGTGGAGAAACCGACATTATATATGGAGTATTACTAATTGGAAAATAATTATCAGCAATCACTACTTGTTGAGATCTCATACCACCGCTAAAATAAAAAGGTAATGTTGATGGCGCGAAATTTGTAGTATATCTTGCCGCATCGCTAATAACAATCAAATCTTGCATATAGCCATTAAAGTATGAGTTTGCAGCCTGATCTGTCTGATAGCCAACTATAAACGCACCAACTCCATTAACCATCGTGCTTATGGCGTTCGTTTTCTCCAGAGTTCCATTTAGATACATGTACGCATTGCTACCGTTTCGAACAAGTGCTGCGTGGTTCCATTGATTTAATGTTATGGTGGTTGGTCCAGTATATGTGTCTCCAACGGATGACGTTCCATCTCCTATCGTATATTGAAGATTTCCTGAAGAATTTATTGCTAATTGATATGAGCAAGAATTTCCTGAGACACCGTCTTTTCCGAAAAGTTTTTGTGACCCTGTTGTCAATGCGGTGCAATAAAACCAACATTCTGTAGTGAAATCTTCACCAGAAGAAAGATTATACGCTGCATCATTAGGATAAGACAGATAATCTCCATTCCCATCAAAATATCCGCTGTTACCATAATTCGCGAATTTATATTGCGAAGAAGTTACAAGAGAATTTCCAAATACGGTTGGGTTGATTTCTTGACTGTGATCGAAGAAATTTAGATACATAGGAACAAATGCGCTAACTGACTTCGTCCCACGGTCCAGGAATTTCGGAACCAAAGTGAGGTCGTCAGCAAAAGTTGTTGTCAATCCGCCAGGAGAATGTAATTTAATGCAAGAATTATTGTTATCTCCGGAAGTATATGGTACGCTATATGAAGCGTTCGCTCCAAAAATTTTATTATGACCAACGAAACATTTATTAGTAAACGCTATTCTGTAATTGTGAGAACCATTATTACCAGTTTGATTCCCCATAAATGTCAACATTCTAGCCAATCCAAAAGAACAATAACTTACTGCGAGGCTATCAAATGCTTTATAATTAGCATTTATATTTCCAATATTCTTAGGAAATTTTATGTCTTTTCTATTGGTGTTTGCTGGAACGTTTTTAAAATAATATGTAACTGTGGTACCATATCCAAACGCAGTTTCTCCGGCGGTGCCAGAAATATTTCTTTCCATTCCTATAACGTGTAAATCGTTTGCGAATCCAATTGAAATTAAATTAACATTAGCATCTTTTATTGTTAAAGAATTTAATTGTGTCTCATAAGTTTTTGGTGGAAGTTTGCCTATGTCGCCGAACTCGATGAGGGGTTTGACGCCTGATCCGAATGTAGATATTTGAATTCTAGCCACGTTCTGTAAAATATTATGAGTCACTGAAGTAAAATCTTGCCCTCTCTTGAACAGATATCTCTTATCGCTCGCGAAGGTTACTGCACCAGAAGCAGCAACGTTATATGTAACTGCCGAAGGATAAGCTGCGTCGGAACTGTTATCTGTAGAAACAAGAACAGTATTTGCTCCAGAATAAATTGTATTTGCATTCTGCACAACGATAGTGATGTAGCGATCCTGATATTCTCCGGTTGGACTTTGCGCTCTTACGCTGGCAGTATACGTTCCTGGAATCTCATACATATGCGTTGCCAAAGGTCCGCCAATCTGATTGGCTTTCGGCTTTCCTGAGTATTCCCAGTTTCCTATGATTGCTGCATTGGCTGAATCGTATCCGAAGTCGAAGTGATATCCAAATTCTCTGAATACATTCGTATTTGCGTTCGCCGATCGAGTATCGGTCGCATCAAAGAAAATGACGAGAGGAGCCGGACCAGTTATTACTTGACCAGGTTTTGCAGTTTGACCCCATCCGGTTGCGGTGAAAGAAGCATCAATGTTTGATGTTTTGGTTGTTTTTATTGTTGGGAGAATTCCCGTAGGAGTAGATTTTTTATACGTCCCATCAATTGTTGTTCCTGGAGTCCATTTATCTGAATACCAAGGTCCGTTTGCCCACTCAGTAGGAACCACACCAAAATCTAAGGAAGAAGACAACCCAGTTAGATTTGTATCGTCTAAACTTTTATAATTTTCATTTCTTACTGTTATTTGTCTCGCTCCACGCGATACTGTATATGCGATATTGTAATCGGGAGAAGCTATATTCGCATATTCATTTCTTTCCAATATGACATATTCAAGGCTTTCTGCTGAAGTGGAGTTTTGTGGTCCAATATACGCGACCCAGCTTACGTTTCCGTTGTCGTTGGTGTTTGCCAATATGTTGTCTGCTGCAACAACATATCTCGTCGCAGACTGACCAGATTCGCTGGAGAAAATAGCAGAGTATGCATTTTCAACCCCAGCACCACCACGAATAGTCAACGCATGTTTTGGGTTCGGAGTTGCATAGTTCAAAGAAGTAATCTGAACGGAGAACCCAGACCCACTCCTCCCCAAACTTGCGCTTGAAGCACTTACGTTGTTATACAAATAATAACTTGAACTGTTGGCAATGTTAATTGCGCTCACGGAACCACTAGAAATTGTTATATTGGCGGCATTTCCATATCCTCTGCCGCCAGTCAATGGGACATGATTATACGTTCCATTGACATATCCGCTTCCCCCGGTTATTGTTCCCAAAGTTTTAATATTCCCGGAAGCATCATCTCCAGTCTGACCGTGCAAATAGTTATGTGCAACGAAACCATAAGTGGCTCCTTGCACTCTTATCGAATGTTCTCCAGGTTTGTCCACAGAATTGCCCATGAACGCAAATTCATACATCTGTTGGAAAAAGGGAAGACCGGTAAACCAAAGTTCTTCTCTTCTGCTATTGAAGTCGCATTCGTAATAAAACGTTCTTCTTGGCTTGTTAAAGGTCTTAGTCTGCGCACTAGCCCAAGAACTATATGTACGAGTGCCGCCATAAGCGTATAATGCTTTACATTTATAGAAAAGAACGTCAGATGCCGAAACCGGAGATGATAATTCTCCAGTATTCGGTATATCTCTTGATGCGTATGCTTGCGCCTCCCAACCCGGAATCCATGATGCCAGAGAAGTATTCGAGTTTGCATCTAACCCACTAAAAATTATTCTAGCTGTAATTGTTGGAGTTGATGTTTGAGATTTATCTGCAAAACAATCATTTACTATTGGTGCCGCGCCAGAACCATAGGCTTGAACTGAGACGTTTTGTTTATTCGTAATATTGATACTTCC